GTTGCTAAAAACACATGAGTAATAGATTGATTAGTTGAAAGCATTGAATCTAAAGTTGTTGAAGCATCACCTCTAAGATTTACAGCCCAATTACCTGAAGCATTAGAAGTAAAAAAGGTTGCTGAAGTTGTCTTCATATCTAAAGCAACTGTCCCACTTGCTGCTGTTGCAGAAACTGTAAAGTTTTCTTCAGGTGAAACAAAAATAAGATTGTTAAGGGTTGAAGTCCATGCAGAAGTACCTGCTGAACTGATGTTTAAGACTTGGTTTGCTGTTGCTGAAGTAGCAGGTGAATTTCCGACCCCTAGTTTGGCTTCAAGTGCCTCGATAGCATCGTTTGCATCGGAATGTTGAAGTGAATGGGATGGGGAATCAAGGGTGTTACCCGAATTAGGGTTAGTGAAAGTATCTAAACTTGTGGGAAAATTTGTTGCCATCTTATCCTAACCTATTTCCTTCTTCAACTTCTCCATCATACTCTATATTAGCATCGTAACTAATACCTGTTGGTGGAATCGTTCCATTAAACGGAATATTGGCATCGTAACTTGTTCCATCATCGTTGTAGGTTTCTTCTGATGCACCCCCATATTTATCTTGAGTTCCACCCAGCGTTCCGAAAATTGGGTCATCTAGAACGAATGGGGCATAATCGAGGGTACGGAATCTGAACTCCATCTTATGCCTCTTGGAATCAATGGAATGTTTAATACCAATGATTTGGGCATACCTATCAATGACAGCACCAATGTTGTTTGGTTGGAATTTGATTCTTGCCACATTCGTCAACTCAGAACCCAAAAGTTGTGTTTGCTGGAGGGCAGGTAAATCGGTTATGTCGACAAGGATTCTTTCAAACCGATACTCAGGCTCATCATACCTATTCAATAAAGTGACAACAGCAATCGCTGCCTCAGTAACATCTGCTAAAAACTTATCTCTACTTAAAGTAATAATCCCATACGCTGCTTGAGATGTTAAAGAATCCCCAGTAACAATGAAATCTTCAATATTTGTTATTTCAACTCTGTTATACAAAAGTTCTGAACCATACACAACCTCAATCTCAGTAAAAGGAACACCATCACCCTCAGAAGAAAAAGTGATAAGAGTCAAGGTTGATGGACCTGTTAAACCATCCTGTAAAACAGCATCACCATTAGAACCAATAAAAAAGTTACCATCCTCAGTGTAAGCAATATTTTGCAAATACTCCAAAGCATTCGTTCCAGTAGAAACAGTTCCAGCCAACAAAGGCACATGCCCAGCACTAATATCTCTTTCAGATGCTTCCCAAGCAACCTCTGGAAGATTCAGGATTCTTTCCATACGAGCACCGGGTAATTCAACTGGTACAGCCAACTCGTCAATAAACTGTTGAGCCAACAAAGTAAATCCGTCAATACCATTAGCAATAGAAAGATTATTACCAGCCAAATCGTACTGAAGATTCCAGTCATCAACATAACCCAAATAAACAGCAGAACCATTCGCTGTTATACGAATCTGGCGAAAAGGAATAAGTTGTTCAGAAAAAGGACTAGCAGGATTTAATGGGTCGAAAAGTCTTGTGTCATTATTTAATGCAATAGATGCAACACCTGCTGTTGCCCTATCCAACTCACGAGAAATACCACGAGAAACAGAAGCCCCAGCAACATACTCTGTTACATCAAAAAATAGCAAACCACCAAGAGGGAACTCAGTGTTATCTAAAACACCTGAAACTGGGTCATCAAGGGTGAAAAACGGAATAAGGTCAGCAGTTTCATCAACTTCTAACTCAACCTTTAATGTTGGTTTTGCCATCTTGGTTAAGCCTTAGCAAATACTGGACCAGATGAGCGTTCAAACTTCTTTATAGCCTCAACAATTTGTTTACCAACTTCTTGACCACTTGTACCAATACCAGCATTAACTGTTATGTTGTAAACAGCACCACCCATTCCACCTGCTTTGTTTAATGGGATAACTGCCTCTGGACCTTTTTCCCCAATCATGGCGAGCGTAGGTCGGTTAACTATTCCACCCTGAGCAAGTTTAGGAATACCAGTGGCTCTCGGACCAATTGGTGTCAAATATTGTTGAACTGCTTTAGCAGCAGAAGTAGATACTGAAATGCTACTGCCACTACCCATAATATTTTTAGAAGTTACTCCCGGGAATAATGGATTGATTGGTCTAGCAGCAATGGCTTCTTGAATTTGTTTATTCGATAAAGTTAAACTCTTAGGGTCAAATGTTGAAACAACTTTTTTATTATCGGCTTTAATTAAATCTCCTCCTGAGCCACCTTTTCCACCACCACTGCTTGTGTCAGAAAGAAGTTGTTCTGTTCGGGCTTTCTCTGCAAGAAGGTTTGCCAATCTTGAAAGCATTCCTTCAATTTCTGCTTCACGATTTCTCATTTGTTCAAGGATGCCGTTAACTAAAGCGTTGGCTTGGTCAACACCTGCTTGATAAAATCTTTGAGCACCAAAATAACCAACAGCATCGGCAACTAATTCAACATCTGCAACAAGTTTATTAACCTGATTAACAACAGTTTGACCACCTGCAATGATTTGGTCAGCAATAATTGTTCCAGCCTCAAAACCTGCATCAACTACTTTAGTGATAGCAGACTCAGACAAACCCATTTCAATAAGTTTTTTAACTTGGTCGCTAAACTTTGTGGCTTCATCTGCTTGTTTAATCAAACCAGCAAGGAAATCTCCTTCTTCAACTGCTTTTTCAAAACGAATAATGCCTTTTATAGACCCAGAAATAGTATTTCTAAAGTCATTAAACTTTTGGCGAGCATCTTCAAGTTGCGAACGCGCCCCAGATAATGCTTCTGAAAAATCTTCACGAAGTTTAGATGTAAAATCTTGAAATGAACTCAACAAATCATCAGCAGACATATTGGCGTTCATCATAGCCATATCCATTTTTACAAAAGCGTCACTAACTTTTTGTGTGATATTTCGTGTATCTGTTTGTTCGAAAACAAAATCTTTGAAAGTTTGAACTGCTTGTTGAGCGTTCTTGTTTAATTCTTTGATTCGGTTGGCTAACTCATCAGCCTTCTTCTTAGCCTCATTAGCAGCATCCCCAACATCGGTTAAACCTTCGGCTAAGGTCTGTCCACCATTAAAACCATCATCAAATGATTCAGTTGTTGCATTCATTGATGCTTCTAAATCAGCCATCATCTTGTCAAGTTTTGATGTTTCTGCTGTTAAATTCTCTGTTCCTTCTGTTGCTTTTCCACTTTTATCAAAAAATTGCATTAACTTTTCAGCAGCAAAACCTAAACCAACAATCAAAGCACCAATACCTGTACTTACTAGGGCAAGCCTAAAAAGTTTAAGAGAAAAAGTTAATTTACCAACCCCTGACGCAGCCAATCCAGCAGATGCAGCCAAACCTTTGAAACCTAATGCAGTAGCAAAACTTTGAATCCTCGTAGCAGTAAACCAAGTTATTAACTTTGCAAAAGACCCACCTAAAACAACTTTATTAACAAAAGCAACAACACCTGCTGCTATCGCATAAACTTTCATTGTTGCCATTAAAACTAAAAGACCCTTACCAACAAGAATAATCACTCGACCAATGGTTTCATTTGCTTGAATAAAATTCAAAGCACTTGGAATAAATTTTTGTAATCCTTCAGCAAAACCTCTAACTAAAGGAATAACTATTTGTAGGACTTTGATTAAAAAGTTAGCGATAGTTTGACCTAATTGTAAAACAATAGGAATTAAAGGCTTAAACGCTGCAAGTAATTTAATAACTTCGGCTCTCAACTCAGGGCTTGTAGCAATAAGTGCTAAAAATCCAGCCATAATAGGATTCAATGCCCCAGCAAATGCTTGAAAACCGGGGATACTAGCAAGGATAGATTTACCTGCAAAAGTTGAAAGAGCCACACCAACAGCACTAATTACTGGAAGAAATTGATAAAATGTTTTTAACGCATTTTTAACAGCATCGTCACTTAAATTCATATTTTTGAAAAAATCTTCTAGTTTTCTTACAAAATTAGTAAAAGGACTAACAATTGCATTCAAGATAAAACCTAAACCTTTTAATGCCCTTTTGAAAGTCTCATTACTATCAAAAGCACTCCTAAACGCTGACATCATGTCATAAGTTGCTTTAATCAGAGGACCAAATCCTTGAAGAAGTGCCGTGCCTATTGAAACCTGTAAATCGTTATATAAACGAGGCATAGAACGCAAAACCTTGCCCGGGGCTGCCATCGCTGCTAAATATGTTCCTTGAACTCTTTCACCTTCTTTAACAACACCATTCAAAACTGCTGTTTGTTTTTCTTGAGCAGTCAAGGCTGTTGTTGCTTTACCAACTTCTTGTGCGTACTCTGCGTACATTTGACCAGCAGATTTTTGAATACCTGAAGATTTCAAAAGTTCTGTACGACCAGTGATAATGGCGCGAACTAAAAGCATTGTGGTTTCGGTTGAGTTTTTTTGACCAATAACTGCTAAGTCCTGAGCAACACGAGCAACATCTGCTGCTCTTGCTAATTCAAGATTATTTTGAGCGAACTCAATTGCAATCTGTTGCGATGCAGCCATCTCAATACCATTTTTACGAATGGCTTTAGATGCTTCGTTTATTTGTTTGTAACCAATTTTGGTTGAAGCACCAATTGCTTTCATAGCAATATCTAATTCTTCGACTCTGGCTGCTTCTTGGAACGCTGAACGACCAAATTTTGTAATCATGAAACCAACAGTTCCAATGAGTGCGCCTGTTACAGCAAGGCTTTTATCTACAACTGATAAAGATTTATTAAAAGTGTTAAAACTATTACTAATAGTTTGCATCTGAGCAGATGCTCGGTCAATAACACCAACCTCAATATTGGCTGATGTAATTATTTGCTCTGCCAAGTTTATCTGCTCCTAGATGCCTGTTTTTCTTCGTAAACTCTAAGTTTCTCTAACTCAATCCATTCTTGAAGTTCTTCGCTAGAAAGCGCACGGTAGGATTCACTTCCGTTAAGAAGTTCTTCTACCGTGCGACCTAATCTTTGCGCTAATTCAAATACGAATCTTCGCTCTGGTTGAGTTAAGAACCTTTTCCCAAACTCGCACTGGCTTCTTCAGTTAAACCTGAAAGAGTCATTGCTTTAGATGCAATTTTTTCTAAAACAGCACCTGATTTTTCTAAGAGAGCATCCTTGTCTTCGATACTGAAAACTGGTTCGCCTGATTCAGGGTCGAACACACATGCTATGGCTATTTCTGGATATATAACAGAAATGGATGACTTCCCTGTTAGGGGGTCAATCGCATTCTCCATCACTCTGGCGCGTTGTCTGGCAGTCATCGTTCTGATTTCTACCTTAACGCCCCATTCTTTTATTTCCATCAGTTCGCCACTGATGTCTTTCGCTTTCATAATCTGGTCACGAATGGACACGATGTTTCTCCTATTTTGTTTGGGGGTACTTTGACCCACGGTTTTTTTCTTTTATTTAGTTTTTTTAGAAAGTGGTTCTTGTTACTGCGCCTGTTACTTGTAATTCCAAAGAGTAGGTAACTACATCGCCTACTGATGGGTTTACTTCGTAAGAGGTTACAAGGCATTCACCTGTGTATTTAACACTAGATGCAGCAGTTCCTTGTGGTCCTGCTTCGAAAGATGCGCTTGTGTTTGTTCCTCCGATTTGGGCATCAATCAATGTGGTTAGTTGGTTATCAACTGTTGCATCGAATGAACCTGTTACTGAAATTGTTGCGTCTGCTAAACCTACGATGTAGGTCTTGCTTGAGTTACCGAAACTTGTGGTTTCACCTGTTTCGATTGCTCTTGATACTGATACATCGTTAACGGTATTTGAAATGTCAGTTAATGAACCTGCTGCGTTATCAAGTTTGAAACTGGCATTTTTACCATGACTAAATGTTGGCATTTATATTATCTCCTTGCTGCTGATATGTTGTAAGAATATGCTGCTGTTCCAGCAGTTGTTGCTACCGTTCTAAGGTAACGATTAACTGATGTTGTGACAACTGTTCTTTGGCTTGTTGTTGCACTTCCATTGACTGTTGTAAAGGTCGCAACATCACTGAAAGATGAGTTGTTTGATGAATCCTGAACTTTGAATGTTGTTGCGCTTCCGTTGGTATTTGAAGTCACATGTAAATGAAAAATTGCTCCATTAGATAATGTGCTTCCAAAATCAACTGAGTTTGCTGTACCACTTGCTGTTCTGGTTGTTGTGTCAAGGTTGAAACCTTGTCGAACTCCACCGTCTGCTTGAAATGCCGAACTTATTGCTACGACATCTGCGACTGGCATTGATACTTCATAGGCTGTCATGTCACCTTGAGACAAAATCGCTCTTGATGCTTGGGCTGTGCCTTCTGGCAAAATAGTTAAAATATTATCTTCTTGAAGGATTGCTCCAGACAAAACTGCATCAGATGCGTTTGCTGAACCATCGAACATTCCTGATAAGGAAAGTCCACCATCATCCATTCCGACAATATAGGAACGACTTGTGCTACCAAAAGTTGTTGTATCGTTTGCTTCTATTTCGCGTGTAACGGTGGCATCATTTAGATATGGTGACATATCTGTTGCATTCAAAAAAACTGCTGTTCTTTTTCCATGACGGAATGTAGGCATTGCTTTTCGAACCTTCCTGAAGACATGATGCGACCCTGCACCACCATCTTGGACACTGGGTCACGCTTCAGGTTGGTAAGGGGTCACTTGGACACGCAATTAGATAATATCGTGAAATTAACCCTAATTTAATTTTTATGCGTAGGGTATTTAGATGAAACTTCCATCTGCATGGTCAAAATAGTAACTTTCGTTTCTTTCTTCAACAACTTCTTGTTGTTTACATTTGTGACCAAATGGAATCAATTTTTGTTTGTAAGCACTTTTTGTTGAAACATAATCTGGCTCACACAAATACCATTTGCCTTTTACAGATTGTTTCCAATATAAACCTTCTTGACCACATCTTTTGCAAGTGACTTGTGCCATCTGGACTCTCCCTTTCCCGATATAACAAGTATACCAAACTAGGGTTTAGTATGCAAGTTTCTGCGAACTCTTTCCTGACGAATCTCAGCCAAAGTCAACCAATAACCAATCCCATCAACTGTGTTATCCAACTTAGGATTACCAACCTCACGAGCCATCTTCATCCCAACCATGCACAAAGCCACCTGCTCGGCTGTGACAGGAGTTTTAAGGATTACTGACCATATCTTCGATGCTCTATCCAAATTATCCAAGGGATGCCCATAATCAGCGTTCCTATCATCAAAAACAAGTTTCTTAGCAAAGTCTGCAATATCTTCTGGACTCATAGAACGGCTAAATCACTCCAAAACTTCTTATCGTGTTGACCAACTAACAAAGTCATAG